CGTTGAAACAACGGTTGCCTGTGTCCCCGTATTAGTCAAAAAATCATCGGCAGTAGTTGAGTAAGCCAAATTGATACCAGGATTGATTGTCGCTGTTCCTGCCAACTTCACGGACAAAGTTACTGTTTTGCCTTTGAACTTTGCCATATTTTTTTCTTCTACCAACTGATAAATTGCGTTGTCACCCGATGTAGCCGTTGCAGTCATCTTTAATGAAAACAAACTTGTGGCAGGCTTAACAGTTGTTTCCTGTGTAATAGTTCCACCGCCGTTAAAATACTGTTGCCAACGGTCTGCGGTGTACGTCACAACACCTGTAGAAATTGTAAATGATGTACCACGTTGCCACACATCCATATTGCCGTTAATGACGGCGTTCCTACCACCAGCGATAGGAGCCAACACAGTCCACTGCGTTCCATCCCACACCGCAGTCTGGTCAACATCAGTCATATAAATAACTTGACCATCAAACGGGGCAGCAGGGCGGTTAGTCGAAGTGCACACTCCAGGTTTGATGCCTTGTGTCGTAGCAGAAATCGTCATGAAATCAACGCCCCTCTAAAAAACGTATGCTCATATTGTTGATAAATTGTTCTTGCCTGTTGGTCAGACCAAGAACATATGCCAACAGTATTCCCAGCAGACAAATAAACAACGCTACTTCCAGCCAAAATTGTAGCGGTGTTGTTGTGGTCGTGAACAAAGGTTCTTTCTCGTGTTCCATTTATAATGAACCACAACTGAGCAACAAAAGCGCTCTGATAGATGCTTGCAGAAAAAATATAGTTGCCAGATACTGGAGCAGTAAACAAACCAGTAGAAGCGCTGTAATGCGAACCTATGTTGTATGTGGTTGCATTAAAAACAACAACGTTTCCACCCGTGTAACTCAAGTTACCACTTCTGGTGGCAAGAAATGAAGGTTGTGCGGTAGCAGTCAACACGCCAGAAGCAACGGTAGTTGGAAGCGTTACCGTTCCAGTAAATGTTGGCGACGCTACGTTTGCTTTGCCTGGTGGTGTGTCCACCCAAGCAGAACCGTTCCACACTTTTGCCAAAGTAGTGTCAGTCTCATAGATAATCTGACCAACATAAGGGGAACCAGGGCGTGTAGTACTAGTGCATACTCCTGGCTTTACTGAGCCAATACCGTAACCAGCGTCAATTCCCATTAGGCTGTCTGCTTCTCCCAGCCGACAACAGTCACCGTCACCTTAGAAGCCGTATCAGACAACCCCTGCAGGGTCTCACCAGCAGCAAGCACAATTGCGGTATCCCAAACCATCACGTCATTAGCGCCAATTGGAAGGTTTGAGAACAAACGATTCGCAGCAGTAGCCGCCGAACCAATCGCCAAAGTCACAGTACGGTCAACCGTGTCCGTGTTACAAATAATCACCTGCTTAATAACCTCCGCATACCCAGTCGCAGCAGTACAAAGAGTCGTAGTCGAAGTCCCCAACTGTGTAGGTCCACCCAAACGGGATTCGTTTCTGTCACCAATAGCCATAACTAAACTCCAATATCCATAATAAGAATCGCACCTAAAGCGGCACTACTCGTAGGGTTAGACACCTTGTAATCCAACGATGAAACCACCGTCGAACTGTTCACGCCCACTTTAGCCTGCAACGCCTCAATAGCATCGTTAGCGTCAGCGTGTTGGTCAGCATGAGAAGGACTAGTAAGCGCACTAGTAGAAGTCGGATTAGTTAGCGCATCCAGCGAAGTAGGAAAGCCTGTTGCCACTAGGGGCTACCTTCCTAGTCCAGCGTCAACGTAAGTGACGTAATCTGAAAAGTGTCTCCAGCGGTAACAGCAGCCGAAGAAGCCAGACCACCCGACCACAAACAATTACCAGCAGTCGAGTTATCCCACAACGACCAATGCGTATAGGTTTCTGTAGTGGAAACGTTAGTCCACTCAACCATCGCAGAAGAAGTCATAGAACCAGACGAAGCAGCAGAAAACGACACAGACTTACGAGTCGTCTCAGTAGCAGCATTAGACGTACCAGCCTCACCAGGGTCACCAGTATGCAGTTTTAAGTAGGTTCCAGCAACAGAGAAGGATGTGCCACGGAGCGTATCAAGCAACGCTAGTTCTGCATAGTTAGAAATCGACATAGTTAAATCTTACATCATTGCGAAGTGGGGGCGGCAGTGTGGAGGTGGACACCACCGCCCCCGTTCTCAACCTTCAGCCATGTAGGTGGCTGCTTGATTGATTATTACGCATTTACTCCGATTGAACTGGATGATTCAATGCGGCGGAGGCTTGCCTCACGGAAGCGACCGTAACCACCGAACCAGTACCAGCCAACTGGATTGAAACGCATGAGCGAGTCAACCACTGGACCACGTACAACACGTGGGAATGGTCCGTTGCCATCTACTAGGCTGTGCGCCTTAGCAAGTGACTGACGGCCCATGATGAGGGTTGCATAAACGTCAACCGTGCTTGAAGCACCTTCGTTTTCGAAGTTCTTGGCACGTGATGTTTCAATGAAGCGGACTGCTTCAAATGCACCAATTTCACCGTTGTAGATGTTTGCTGGGTCTGAGTATACGTGTGGGTCACGCCACGACGCTGCACCAGTCTCCTTGCGGAGGTCGTACGAAACGTCTGGGTGGATGTAGCCCATGTACATACCATTGAACGAAACAGCATTTGCTGAACGCAATGCAGCAACAACCTTGCGGATGTCGTTTGCTTCGATAATGTCTTCAGCCTCAACGGTTGCACGACTGGATGGGGTTGTTGAACCGCCACCTGCGTATACAACGTTTGAACCACCAGCGAGTACGTCACGTACAATCGTGTCAATTGAGATACCTGCGTTGTAACCAATGACGTTTGCAGCAACTGCATCTACGTCGAGGAACGAGGTACCACGCAACTTGGCTGTGGTGTTAACGGTGTTGCCGTATTCAGCGAGGTTAACCGTCACTTGGCTGTCGCTCATCGCAACTGCCGTTACATCTGAAGTCTCGGTCAGAGCGGTTGTTGCTGCTGCCAAGTCATTGAAGATGGTGAAGGTTACGCCAGTTCCAGGCATTGCCTGGTTGGTGGCCTGAACGTCTGCTACCAAGTCAAACAGCATTTCTGCACGCAGGGCGAAATACGCCATACGGTCAAATGCTACCTGGTCTACAGACAATGAACTTGCTTGTGTATAAGCCATTGTTTTTCTTTCTTACCTGAGGATTAGTAGTTGTTGTTGTCTAGTTCTTGTCTTGCTAGGCTCATCAGGTTTTCAAGTTCTTGTGGACTTGAGGCTTGGTTGAATCGTTGTGCCCAGTCAACTACAGGTTCGCTTGTCTCGCCCGAACGACTTGCCCTCTGCAACCGATTCCAAGCGTCTTGTTCGCCTTTATCCTGTTGCACTGGCTTTTGTGCCTGAATGAGATTTGCTTCCTCTAGCGCAGCCCGAATTGCCTCTGGTGTGTAGTCGCCGTCGTAGCCCTTCATGAAGTACTTTGTCATGGGGTTGTCCATAGGGGCACCCGCCTTGATAAAAGCATTCTCACGAACTGCTGCTTCGTACTCTCGCAGTTTTGCTGCTTGAGACTTCACCGTTGACTCCAGTTCTCGCATTCTTGCTCGAACAGGATTTACTCGTTCTACCTGGTCTTGACTCTCGTCCTCAAAATCGAACTCGATATCTGACATGACCCACTCCTTTACCCACACTCTGGTTGGAGGAACCAAAGCGGCTGTAATCTCACCCTATATGGCACACTGAAGTCGGGGGGCTCCAGCGGTTATCATTGCTGATATATCAACTGTACACCACACTTTCATAAATTGAAAGTATTTACTGAGCCTTACCCACACCAGTTCTTACTGAACCCTGAATGTCTCCAGTAACAGCGCTGTATTGTCCGCCACCAGCAAACTCGCCTTTACGCTGTGCAACCCGTTGAGCAAGCAAACGCTTGGCCTCTGTGTCGTATCCAAGTTTTGCTCCAACAAGTTGCTGTTCTGTTAGTCCAGTTTCTCCAGCAAATGTTTGACGTAATTCACCAAGTGCGCCCACTTCTTCAAAGCCCTTAAGGAGTGTGCTTTCTGAATACCCACGACCAGCCAAGTCTGCTGCTTCCTGGTAGTTAAACTTTATGCCAGCAAGTTCAGCAGCACGTGCAGCAATCTTTGCTGTCTCTACCTGACGGGTGAGTAGTGGTGCGCTTCTTTGTGGGTCAAGGAAGTAGGAAGCAAGGGCTGACCTATCCATACCAATTTCTGGAAAGAACTGACGAAGTTGATTTAGAACTGCTGGGTCTGCCTGGTCGACCATTCTGAATCCATCCTCAATACGAGACTGCAATTCAACTGGTGATATGTCGTTTTCAATAAGACTCTTGAAGTCACCCTCTTGGTCATAAAAACCAGGGGGCATTCCATTTTGACGCATTAGGTCTGAATACTTTTGCTCAAGGGATAGATACTCACCTGGGCTAAGTTCTGGTAAACCATCAGCAACACGCTTAGTATTGATATTAAACTCTTGCCTTGTGTATTTGTCGTACAGTGTTTCCGTTAGCGCATCTAACTTGTACTGCTGAAGAACCTGACGCAATACGTTCCGTGCATCAATACGTGGCTCAAAAGATGGAGTAGTCCCACCCATGTTTGCCTCGCCAAGGTCTTCATCTACAAAGGTTCCATCAGAATATGTGGTTCGTTCAACTACACGACCATCACGAATAAATGTCGTCTTGTCGGTTTCGGTAGTTTTTCCACCGACATTTCCGCCACCTGGTTTTTTAAAATACGGACTATCTTGAGCGCCCATATCAACCAAATACTGCTGGCCTTCAGGAGTATCATAAAATTTTGACAACTCAGCAGTCATGTTTGCTAAATCCAATTGAATATTACCAAGGTATCCTAAGTCAGACATTATTTAACCTTTCCAAATGCACGTGCAATAAAGAATGCCATGTCCTGAGAGTCTTTGACTGCCTGCTTTGTGTATTGGTATCCATACTCAGGGTTTGATTTGATTTCTGATTCCCATTCACCAAGATTCATCTGGGTTCCCTGCGCTGTTTGACTTAGGGCTTTCTTCCATTTGTTGTCTGCGAAGTCGATTGCATTTGGCGAAATATCAAGTATGCGAGAAGCAACTTCTTTGTATGGTTCGAAGATGTCTTCCAGCGAGTAGTTGTTGTCAAGTTGCTGATTAAGGTGGGGGTAAAGTATTTTTGCATAATCCTTGGCTTTCTGACGCAAAGAGTCTTCGGTGTACACCTCGCCAGTGATACCCACCTTTTCTCCAGTAAGGATTGATTCAATGTAATCATCAAGATTGCCAGGGTTGTAGCCATACGCACGTGCAACAGCACGGAGTTTTCCTGCATCAACAGTCTGCGTGATTGATTTACCCTTGTTGATATCCGCATATGAATAAACGTAATGTTGAAGAGCAAGTTCGCTTAACGCATTTCTTACGGCATACTCAGAAATTGCTTCTACATCTGCATCGCTAAAACCAAGTTCACCATACTTGTCGGCAATGGACTTTTTAGTTAGGTCAATAGAGGCTTTGCGGTCAGTCATCGGCATCGTGTCATAAGCACGCTGCTTGGATGTTGTGTCCTGGTAGTACTTAGTGGCTAGGAGTTTGCTATCAAATGCAGCAAGACCCTCATTGCTTGATAGGTCGTAATCAGCAGGATTGTTAGCAACGTCTTTGAAAAGATTAATTACATCTTCACCAAATACTTCTATTGCTTTTGCTTCACCATCTGCGCCATCAAACATTGATGCAAATTGTGGGAATTGTTTCTGGAAATACGAATACCAATTTCCAGGTGTACCCATGTTGTATCTGTTGTTGTAACGCTGAGCAAGCATGTCTCTATTTTTCTTGGTATCTTTCAAACCAAGAACCGATAGTTGCTCATCAATCCACGTTGACTGGTCTGGTATAGCCATTACGCAGTCCTACCCTGTCCAAACAATTGATACATTCTCATAATTGCATTACCAGCAGAATACGAACCAGCCTCTTCTGGACTTGCTGCCAAAGCCTGTTGTTCGGCCAACACGCTTGGCGCAGATACGTTCATTCCAGCAGCGTACTGAGCACGTTCTTTATTGTTAATATTTTGTACTGCTTCCATTATTTCTGCTTTGGTCATCTTTCGACCAAGAGTCTTGAATGATGCAGCCGAAAGATATGCTCCTAGGTCCTCTGCAGATGTGGCCCTATAAGCACTGCCACCTCCACCGCTAACCGTAGAGTAATTGCCAAGCGATGGGAGAACAACATCCCACGTATAACCAGATGGGTTTACTGACTGTTGCAAAAAGTCATTGAAAGCGTTCAGGTCTGAATCACCAAACCCAACCTTGCCTTTTGCAAGTTCTGTTATCTCACGTCCCTGGTAATAACCAACCCTCTTGAGTTCCATTAGAACACGGAGTCTTTCATCACCAGTCATCAACTTCAATTGCGTTGAAGCGTCAGCGCCATCATCGGTTTGATATGGCATGCGAGCAACAAGACCGCTGGCATCAACAAGTCCAGAGCCAGAGTAATACATCTTTGGCTGACGTGTACCGCCATACGCTTCGTCTTTTGCCGCAGAAACAGAAATTGCTCCTGCTTCTTTTCTGATGGTCGGGCTATCAACGTAGCCGTACACCTGACGTATTGGAGGAGTTAGTGCACTTGTATAACCAGGAAGAATATTAGTTAGAGAAGACGAAACTTGAGAGATGTCGGCAATGTCAGAGCCACCCTCAAGCGAATCATCTACACCATTTTTGTTTTTATCTACCACTAGTCCTCAACCTCTTGCGCAATAAGTCTTTGCCAAATTCTAGCAAAGGTTGGATTTGACGCTGCAAGGTCCTCACCTAACTGGTACAACTGAGCACGGTATGGTGCTGCTTTCTTTGACTTAAGACTCAAACCACCATTAGCAATAATGGCTGCATCACGGCTGTCTAGATATTCTTTGAGCGCTGGAGTCAACTCGTTGTTTGCCAATCGAGAATCTTCTACTGCATTACGCAACTCAATCATGTCGTTTTCGTACTGGTTGGTCACGAACTCAGCCTTGACTGGGAAACCAGGTAGAATGCTGTTGAGGTAAACACGGTAGTTAGACAATGCTTTTCTCTGTTGTTCATTTGGATACGAGCCAAACATCCGTCTTGCTGCACGGTACTTAGTGGAACCAACACGCAATTGAGCCAGTTTTATCATCTCAACTGCAGTAAGTTTCTCTCGGCTTTCTTCATTCAACTGTCGTTGCCATACGGAGAACAAAAAGTCGGAACCAGTTGGAGCGAAGTAGTTACCAATTCTGCTGTACTCCGCAACAATATCTCTATTGTCACGTTCCCATACGCCAAACTCACGTGTTGCTTCAAGACCCTCGGATACAGCCCTTGACTTAGATGATACGTACAGAACCATCTCATCGCCATATAGGTTCAAGAACTTGTCAATAGCGGAGTCATAGTCCTTTGCCTGCATCTGCTTTAGTTCTTGAATCAACGTAGACACGTACTGGTCACCTTGGTCTGTTGGTACTAGGTACTCGGTTGTTCCAGCGGTAGGTCCAACGAACTGAGACAAAGCACGCATGCCAGTAAGGATTGATGCACGACTCTTGGCATCAGCCTGCAACTGGACAATTCCTTCCTCGGTAGAAAGGTTGTACTTTGGGTTTACCGAAAGCGCACGAAGAGTTTCAATATAAGTATTTGCATACGTGCTATCAAGTTTGTTTTCCTTCTGACCAATGTAAGGCAAAGCCTCAGCCATCTTTGATACCCAACCTGGAGTTGGGTTGATTGTTGAAGCAAGACTCTTTGTTCCATATGGCAATAGGAGTTCGTTAATCTTGTCATACTTAGGAGTGTCTGGAATCAATGCAGATGCAGCAAGTTGAGCGTATGGCCCAAGTGCTGGATATACAGAAATACCCTGCGATAGACGTGAAACTGGTGCTTCTAGTGGAGCATAGATACCAGTCAGCGCACGAGCAAGGTTGCCAGACAGGGGGAATGTAAACATGGTCTGATTGGTCTGTGGGTCTTTATAAAAGAATCCACGACCGTCACCCTCTGGGTCTGCTTCCTCAAGACCACTATAGATACGTTGGAACCTACGTGCCGTGTACACCGTATCGCTGGTCAAAAACTTAGTGTATGTTCCAAGAATTTCACGCCATGCAGTTACGAACGGGGCAATAACACGCAATGAGTCTTCTAGGTTATTCCTGGTGCTTGCATCGTATAGCAATTCTTTTGTATCAGCAATAGCACGGAACTTGGCATAGTCATCGAGTTCAGAGATTGTTGCAGTTCCCTTATGCGTAGTGCTTTTTGCAATGTTCTCAATCTTTGAGATTAGGTCATCCTTGTTAAACAATTCCTTTTTAAAATTTCCAAACAACTGATAGTCCTTTAGCCCAAGATACGTACGAATATCTACGCCTTCTTCTGCGGCTTTAGAACCCATCTCGTCAAGAAACTTTTGTGCTTCTGCTGGAGAAAGCATGTTGACGTTTTGCCCAACAGTCCTATAGTAGAACTGCCTATACACTGGCGACTTCTCAAGGAATCTTGATGTACGTTCGTACAAGCGGTTAAAGAACCAGTTGGTTCCGTTGTCAAGAAGCGACAATGTTTCAGGCAAGAACTTTCCACTCTCATCTTCATACATAAACTGCTCACGTGTAACAACTTCTGGTAAACCTTTTTCTCCATCCCATGTTGGAGACTTGTCAACCTGTCGACGTGCGGTTCGTGTGCCACGCTTGTTGGCACCACCAGTCATAGAGTTTCTTTCAAGGAATGGCACAAAGGTGATGTCTGCATCTTCACCACTACCAGTAATTCTGTATGCAACACCATCAATCTTTTGGTCACCAACCATGATTGACACTTTGTCACCATTCTTCATGCGCTCAAGTCGAACGTCCATCCCAGTAACACCACCACGTTTAAATGGTTTGCCTTCCCAGATTACGTCCTTTGCCTTGACCGTAGACAGGTTTTTGAAATCACCAACAGCATCGTAGGCGTACATAAACTGCAACTCTGGAATGTTTCCAGTATGGAAACTAACGCTGTCGTAAACAACTTTATCCATGTGAGCACGAATCACACGCTCATAAACCTCTTTGTTTTTCTTGCGAATCTCATTAAACAGCAATGGAGCCTGAATTGACTTCTGTGAAACTGGGTCAATGAAACCAAAGTTGCCACCATAAAGACCTTCAAGAGTTCTGTATGCCTGTGAACGTGTATCAGAAACAACTGCTATAAGGTCTTCAACAACTTCTTCACGTGTCTTTCCAGATGCAATCCCCTGAGCAGCAACAGAACGCAATGGGTCAGCAAGTATTTTTTGACCTTCTTGAATTATTCCATCTGTGTGCAATTGCTGCGGATACTTAACTCCACCAGAAGTGCGTGAGACCTTGGCGAAAGAACCAGTTTTTCTGCCGTGTCTATACATATCAACATCCGTAAATCCTGGAGCAACAGCGTTATTTGAGAAGTTTTCACGCAAACCAGTAGCCCATTGGTCTAGGTTTTTACCAACGATGTCTTCGTCTGTAAGTGACTTCTTGTACTTATTACCCATTAAAAGGTTGATGTAGTCAAGAGGATGCTTTGGCGCTGAATCCAATCCAGAAAATGCCATACGAACCTGAGCGTCCATACCGTTACGAATGATATAACCAAGCGTTGCAAGATTCAATGGCTTCCAAATTACGTTCTGGAATGTCTCTGCTGCTTCAAGAATAACCCTCTGCTTGCCAGTAATAACACGCTTTACTACCTGTTCCTGCATTGCATCGGCAGCATCACGCAAGTTATCAATTTCTTCGTTAAGCGCATCAAGGTCTTTTGTTCCAGGACGCTTTAACTCTAAGTCTTTTATCTTCCTCATAGTCTCAGCAAAATCGTCTTCTTTGCCTTTTATTACTTGAGTAACAGTCACACGCTTTTTGCTGCTTGTGATGGCCATCTTCTTTAGAAGTTGCTGACCTTCTTCACCCTTTGGCATAAGTTTTGCAAACATTGGGTTTCTGGTAAGGCGACGAATTTCACGAACGTCTGGCATAACTTGAACACGGTTCAGCAGTTCAGACAGTTGCATTGGCTGCAAAAACTCCATGTCTTGACCCGTGTACCTGACACCATCAAGCATGTCGTTAATTAGTTCTGGTGGGTATACGTCTTTTAGGGCCTGAGTGTAAACCTGAGCAAGACCATTGTCTGTCTCAATACCAGCACGGCCTCTAAAATACGAACGAAGACTGTCAATTCGTGAGCCTCCACCCTTCATTACTTGTTGAATAATTGGGTCTACAACACCGTTCTGCTTCATTACCTGAGCAACTGCATTTTTATATGAATCAAATGTTGCACTTCGTGCAGATGCAGATGCGCCAACAGATTCAGAGAATGCTGTTATTGCACCCTTTGACCACTGTTTAATAAAGTCCTCAGATACTCCAGAAGTGCGCATGGATAGAACCATGTTTTTTACTGAGTTAACATTGTCAAACCTGTCACCACTAACAACAATTGAGTTAGTTGGCATTTCAGTAAGCCATCTACTCTTGCGGATTGTGTCAAACAGTGGGACCCTGTTTACTTTGTACTTGCCAATTGCAGCGTCAAGTGCGCCTTCACCAAGCGACCATCCGTCACGCAGAGCCTGAAGAACCTCGTCTTGACTTTTTGCTTTTGACAATGCAATAGCCATATCGTTTGATATTGCATATCTAAATGTTGTATCTAGAATTTGCAATGGGTCATCTGCTTCAACAAGACCTTTGACAAGTCGTTGCGCAAGTGGATTGCTGCGCATAAAGTTGTCCCATTGTTGATAGTTAACAGTAGGGCCAGTGATGTCATGTGTAACACCAGCCTCAGCCATTAATGATTTCTTGGTGGCTTTCTCAAACTTAACAGCACTTTCAATATCGGCAGCAGAAATGAGGGGGACAAGCCCTTTACCTTTTGCTGCCGCAATTCCTTCGTCCAAAGAACCTGCGATAATCCCAAGTTTGCCAGCCTCCGCTCCGAACTTAAGACCTTTTGCCAGGTATTTCGTAGGGTCTGGTGATGCCAATTGGACACTTGCGTCAATAAGTCCAGACATTCCTTTGTACCACAAAGAGTTTTCTCTGAAGAGTAGGCTTGCTGCACCTCTGCCAAGAGTAAATGCTGTTCCATGAATTGTACCTCTAAACTCTCTTGCACGACGAGCCTGTTCGTCACGCAGTTTCTGACTAATTAGGAAGCCTTCTCCCTGTTGGTCCCAGTTTTCTAGCAGTGTAGCAATAGATGTTGAACGCCAAAAGTCTCCAAGATTTCCATTACTTGAACCAGCAATAACGGCAGCGGTATTTTGTATTGCCTCTGGAACTATGTCGGCAAGAGCAAAAACTGCACGTGCTGTCTGCTTGCCTACATCGGTGAATGGATTTGCAAGGTTTGCTGCACCACCAAGAGTAAATGACAAACTCTTCTCAAGTACGTTTGGTACTAAAAAGTCATAAGTATTTTCTACTGCACGCTTTACTGTGCCAATTGAGTCAAAAACAAAGTTAACCAATCCACCAGTTTCACCCTGTTGAATCTTTGCATCTTGTTTATCTACCCACGAAGCACCAGCCATGCGACCAACAGCATTGATTGTGTTGGCGCTAGCGTTTGCCTTAGCAAGAGCAATTTGTGTTTCTGGCGTAAGCCATGGTGCAAGTTGCTTTGTCTCTTGTAACTTTAACGAAATCTCTGGATACAGAGGTACCGACGGAAGTGGCTTATTTAGAAAGCCCTGTTCCGCTAGTTGTTTTTCGTTCTGTGTAAATGTTTTTTCCCATTTCATGCAAGATATTCATACTTGTCTAGTAGGTCGAGAAGTTCTTCTGTTGGGTACAACTGAGAAATTGCTTTGATTTCATTAATTGCTGCAGCACGTTGGTCAAATTGCATTGGCAAACCAGATGCTACAGTACCAAGACCAGGACCAACATCAACACCAGTTGTAATTGGTTCGTTTGGTCGTGCAGTTGGGCCAGTCAATGGACCGTACATTTGAGGCCTTGAACGACTTGTTTCTTTTGCAGTCATCTCAACTGGAGATGCTCCCATTGGAACAATCTTCTGTTCGTTCATTAGTTTCTGTGATTCGCCATAGGTCATTCCAGTTGGCGTTTTAGGTGCAAGTTTCTTTGCTGCTACGGAAGCAGTGTTCTGTAAATCTGTTCTAACTGCCATAGTATTATCCTAGTTGTGACAATATGGATTCCAGTGACGGCTCGCCACCTTCTGGTGCAGCAACTGGTTGCTCCGCCCCCATACCAGGTAGAGCCAGACCTGGCATTGTCTCTGGAGCCCCTAGGGGTGCTGCTGTTGCCTGTCTATCCTGAGCACGCTGATTTGTTCTGCGTACAGCCTCGAACAGTGGAACGTCTTGCTCTATTACAAGTTTCGTTAAATATGCCAGGTCTTCTGGCTGGTATGGACCTGATGGGTTTACTGCTTGTTGTTGAATTGAAGCAAGTAGAGCACTTTCAACACCCTCTGCGATAATGCGGTCGTGTTCCATGTCGGGGTCTGAAATCAATGGGTCTGCCTCACGTGCAGATTCCTTTGACATAAGTCCAGTTCCCAGTCGCTGACCAAGACCAACAATCAAACTATTTACATCTGAGCCAGCAGCAGAATACGCAACATAGTGGAAGTCAGATTCCCAAACCCTTGCTGGTGTGTATGTGGACATTCCAGCACCACCCATGCCAGGAATAAAGAATGACTTAGGATAGTTACCCCAGTAAGCCTTCTCAATTGCAATAGCAATCTTGTCTTCCTGCAACAAAGAAGCCTCAAAAGTGGACTGTGCTTCCTGTACTCGGTAGTCAACAGTTGCCGAAAGTACTGATTCTCCACGGCGACCAGTGCGGATATTGGTTGCTGATTCTCCACCAAACTCTGCTGGGATTGCACCCTCCAGACGCTCTTGGCGCTCAAGTCGGTCAAGCAGCATTTCTGTCTTGTATCCAGGGTTTAGTTGCAACTGCTGGATGTCTCCGCCCTTAACAACACCAAGCACACCAGCCTTGCCATCTGCAAGTTGCAAGATTTCTGGGTTCTCACCAGCACGTGCAACAAGGTATTCCTCTGGGAAAATACCACGCTCAATAGCAATTTCGGTCAATGCCTGCAAGCGTGCACGTGTGTAGTACATACCAAGTACACCATCAAATTGACCACGTGGTTTATCCAATGTGATTCTATTTGCTACTACAGCAAGTGGCATACCAGTTCTGTTTGGAATTGCCTCAAGTGCAATAGCCTCAATGCCAGCACGTTCAGACATTGATAAACCTGGACTGTCTTCTGCTCCAAGAACTACAAGTTGGATTGAGTCAGCGGATACATACTCAAGCATTGTGTAGCGTGTATCTGCGTCCATCTTACCCATACGCAATTGACCAACAACCATTTCGCCATAGTTGCGCAAAAGCCAAGAAGCACTAGCCTTCCATGAAAAGATACAGTCTTCTGGCAATACATCATCTGGGTCATCTACTGGTGCAGCAAATGTATCCAGTGGGTTGCGCACAGTCCATGTTGGATTGAGCGTATTAAAGTTAGGTTTGATTACAACAGCGGATGTTGAGTAGCCAAGCAAGTGACGTGCACGACGGCGCATCTTCATCTGCATTCTATTGTGGTCCCAAATTGACTGCATTGCACGCTTACGCTGCTTGGCCAATCCCTTGCTTTTTTCTTGACCCTCCTTCATTGGAGGGAAATATGGAGATGGCATGGTGCTTGCAACACGCATACTCATTTGGTCTAGACCCTGAACAAGCAAGTTTGCAACTGAAGACTTAGCATTCTTGTCTAATTCGTTCAGTGGAACAATTACGTCACCGTTTGCAAGTTCACGAACACGGCGCATTTGCTCATGCACAGGACCAGCAGCCCTGCGACGAGTGTTATATAGTTCGACTATCTCCTCGGTTGACAGCATGTTTACTTGCCACGACCGAGCATAGCGCCACCACCGCCACGTACTCCGCCAGCAGAGCCAGAGTTTCCTGGTCCACCCGAAGGGCTAGTAAATCCACCAACACCACCGCTGCCGAACCAACGACGAATGGTATCACGTGACTGAGCACGCTGACTTTGTACAGCATTACGTGCACCAGATTCTGCCTGCTTGATTTCCTTTACCAACTGCGAAGCATATTCTGGATATTGTTTAATCCACTGAGCACGTGCGTTTTCACTACCTTTTGGTGGAGGTGTACGAACAATGTTCTTAAATTGTGTATATGAAATTTCACGTGGGCCACTACGTGCGCCAGTTGGAACACCAGTAGTGCGAACTGCTGGAGCACTAGAACTTCCACCAGCACCAATAGCAAGAGGTCCACGACCAAGAGGAATTGCGCCAGAACTTGTGCGAACAACTGGAGACGGTGGGCTATACGAACCTGCACCAAGCGCAATGCGTGGCCCACCAGGAAGAACATTTGATGATGCTGATGGCATTTGTCCAGGACCAAGAGCAAAAGTATTTTTGATTACAGAACTCCTAGTGGAATCCCATGCTTTCAAACCTTGAACAACTGTATAAGCAGCAATACCAATGCCAATTTTTTGACCAGTTGACAAACCCTTGTCTTCTTTGCTTCTTACGATTGGTGCGCCAGGCTTTGATTTCATTCCTACACGTACTGGCTCATCACCCTTTATTGCTTTTGCAGTAGAAGAAGTTGATGTGCTACCTGTTGCAGAAGAAGAACCAGACTTACCAGAACCAGAAACGCCACCAACATTGCCAGTTCCTGAACCCTTTGCAAACTTGCGCATATCCGCTGGTGTATAAAAACCTTCACGCTTTACCTTGCCTGTATCAAATTGTTGACGCAATGCTTTGCGGTCTACTTGCTTACCTGCTGCTTCAAGTTCTTTAGCACGTGTCTGAACAAAGAAACGCTTACGTGCTTCATATGGGTCTAAGTTTGGTTTTGACTTAACAAAGTTAACACGTGCATTGATTCGTTCTTGCACTTGTGGACTTTTTGGTTTTTTATTATCTTGTGCCATAAATCTCCTAGACCTAATAAAAATAATACACTATGACCCCAACCAGGATGGTCTCCACATTCTTGGAGGAGCAACCATTGGTCGTAGTTGTGGCATATGTAGTTCTGCGAACCAATGTGCCATTACTAAGTCTGTGCCTTTCTTTTTATCTCTAGTCCATGAAGTCATTTCGTCAATAAAGGCCATTGTCTTCCAGTTGTCCGTAAGACTTGGTATGCGAACTTGTCCAGTTCTCCACAATGGCGGAAGTAAAGCCTCAACACCAAGGTTCTCGTCAAGTTTGTTTCTTGATGTTGTGTGTGGAACTACGTTGACACCCTGTAAAGCCTGCCATTTACGCACAAAATCATGTGCTAACAAGAATCTTTGTGCTGCGTTTACTTCAACAATCCAGTGAGATATTGGATATCCCATGTCAAACGAGCGATTTTGCCACTCTTCCATCAATCCAAAATAATTACCAGAGCCAGTGTCGTAACCAAGTAATTCTTCTGCCGTCAATCTGCATCGTTCAATGTCAATCAAGTAGCGAAGATTGGTTTCTGGCTGGTAAATCCACCACTGGATAGCCCAAAACTGCGTTGGAGACGGGTCGACGCTAGCAATTGAGATAAGAGGTGGAGTCAAACCACCAGGAATATAGCCAGGTCTACGGTCTCTATCTACGCAACCTGGGTATTCAACGCCATCTGGACCCATTCCACCAGTTGCCCATACACGTTCAATCAGGTAATGTCCTTCATCCATGTTCTGCTGCTGGTAAACAACGTTGAACTTTGCTGGATTGTTGTAACGAACGTAGGACAAGTCCTTCCACGAGAGACGAAACGGGTCAAGCAGTGGACCATTTGGCCACGCTGGTGCAGTTGTTTTCCTGGATTGTGGACCAGTATCAAGTTCTTCGTAATACGCCTTATATATCAAGTGTTCATACTTAAAAGACTTAACTGGTTCTATCTCAACAGTTTTGTCTGTAACGTCTTCACCGTCATACGCATCTGGGTCTTCTTCGTATGTCACCTTTGACAGACAATGTGCGTATAAATCTTGTGGCCCAAGACGCTGACCAATAACTGAAAGTAGTCCGCCTGGGTCAACACGGGCTTCTGCCATAGAATCCCAGCGCTCAATCAACTTATCTCTCGCTACAGACTCTTTTGCGTTCTCTGGTGACGCAACGTCGTCAAACAAACACAGGTCAGCACGGTGTCCAATGAATTCAGACTCAATACCGTAAGCAGAAACTGTAGGTTCCTTGTTGTCTAGACCACCAGTTGTCTGTTGTTCAACAATAAATTCTTCTGCTCTCCACAAAGCACCAAGATTGTTTGGCTTGAAGCGACCGTAGTCAAGTGACAGTACTGCTTCTGCGTTTATGGCTAGACCCTTCTTCACCATTTCTGGGTCTGGCTGCAATGGGGCAACACGCTCAAGAGTATCTCGAATACGACGGCTATACATCTTTGCCAATGTCTGCGATACAGAGCCAATCATGATACGGACTGAACGGTTTCTGACGATACACCACACGGCTACGTCGTGAAAGAGGGTTGACTTACCAGCACCTGGTGGGCAGTTCAAAACAAGAAATTTTTTTTCTGGATGTTCCAGCATCTCTACGATTTTGTATGCAGCATCAACTTGCCACGGAGACGGAACACGCCCAAGATAGACACGGCGGAAATAGTCAAAGTCTTCTAGACCACGCTTAGCACGTTCTGTTAATCTGCCAGTGGGGACAACAGGCGGCATGTCACGCATGACCACAAGGTCCTTCTTGAGCATGTTGCCACCAGTGGGTTTGCTGCCCTCTAGTTCTGCAATCTTAAGTTCTTGCTTTGTTGTTTCTGCTTTTGCACGCCACTTAAGTGCGGTGTTGTATGACAGACCAGCCATACGAGCCGCTTCTTTTAAAGTGACCCCCGACTGGACTGCTTGCCAAAATATCGCTCGGTCTTCCGAACTAATGGCACGTTTGCCCTTTTTCAATTGTTACCTATTTCTTAGGTTTTGCTTTCTTTACCTTAACGGTAGATGGGTCTGACCAAGCAAGACGGTTTTCATAAACAAACTTCTTGTCTGCATTGAGACGCTTTTGAATACGTGGAGGAAACTTTTGACCAGGGATTGAATAATCCATTGCATCAACAAGGTCTTTCATTGCATAGTGCAATCCCTCTTTTGTTTTACGTGCAGCATCTGCTTGCTGCGAACGATTGCTTGGACTTTTCTTTTTCATTGAAGCCATAAATAAACTGTAACACATGTTTGCAATATAAAAACATACTGATACACTTGAGGCACAATCGGCAAGTAGCAAGGCTGTACCACGGTTGCATGTGGCGGGGCGTAAACAGGGGAACCTGGGTCGATGTCTA